GCATACAAAACTATATTAATAAGGTTTTAAATGGTGAATATGTTACTTGCAAGGCCACGCTAAACGCCGTAAAACGTCACGAAAATGACTTGAAACGTACTAAAGACCCTGACTTTCCATATGAGTTTGACCAAGAACTTGGTAATAAAGCGGTTAAGTTTATCGAGATGTTGCCAGACCCTAAAGGTGGCACTCATAAATTAGCTGGTTTCCAGAAATTTATTATTGAAAATATTTATGGATGGGTTCGCAAGGACAACCACGGATTGCGTCGTTATCATAAAGTGTTTGTTTCAATGGCACGTAAACAAGGTAAGACCTTATTAATTGCCGGCATTATCTTATATGAATTCTTATTTGGAAAGAATCCAGAACGTTCCAGACAGATATTTTGTACAGCTAACGATAAAGAACAAGCTAAGATTGCATTTGAAATGGCAAGAAAACAATTAGATCAGTTGCGTGCTAGATATCCGGATGTTAAGAAGTCCACTAAGAGAATTCGCGAACTACTTATTAACCTGGATGACGATTCTTATGTTCGCCCCCTCTCTCGTGATACTGGAGCAATTGATGGATTTGAGCCACAGCTTGGAGTCCTGGATGAATACGGAGCAAGTAAGACCAATGAAATGATGGAACTACTTGAATCCGGTCAAGGTCAACTTGATAATCCTTTAATCGTTATCATTTCAACAGCTAACTTCAATATGAATGCTCCAATGTATACTGTTGAGTATCCACGAGCTAAGAAAATTCTGTCTGGCGATATTGACGATGATAAATATTTTGCATTCATAGCTGAGCAAGAATCAATTGAAGAAATTGAGAACCCTGACATGTGGATAAAAAGTAATCCGCTGCTAGAAATCAAAGGACTTCGTAAAAAGCTTAATCAGTATTTACACGATCGCTGGGAAGTTGCTAAGCAAACCGGCGAAAAGAATTCAGTTCTAGTTAAGAACTTCAATATGTGGAGACAAGCGGAAGAAGATTCATATTTGGATATTGATGATTGGAATAAAACACAAATTGAAGCTCCAGATATTACAGGCAAGCAAGCTTGGTTAGGTGTGGATATTGGTAAGAGTTCCGATTTATTTTCTATTAGTTGGTTAGTTCCGGTTGATAGCAAATGGTTTGCTGATTCTTATTCATTCGTTGGTACTAAATATGGTTTAGATGCCAAAATTAAAAAAGACAGAATGGACTATCGTAAACTTCAATCAATTGGTCAGTGTGAAATTACTAAACTTGAGTCAGGAGTTATTGATAATGAACGAGTATTTGAATGGTTAGAATCATTTATTGAAAGTAATAACTTAGATGTTCAAGGAATTATGTATGATCCTTATCAATCGGGACAATTAGTAGCTTTGATTGAAAAGCGACATCCAGAGTGGGAATTAGTTTCCATTAGACAAGGTACAGCCACTCTCTCTGCTCCTACTAAGGAATTTAGAGACGGCGTCATTAATGGCGATATTTTGCATTCTGATAGCACTATTTTAAAGACTGCTGTTACTAATGCGATTACTATGACTGATAATAACGGTGTTCGTATTAATAAGAATAAATACAGTAATAAAATTGATGCACTAGATGCTTTGCTAGACGCATACGCAGTCTGTTTCACGGAGAATATAGCCGATTATTTAACTGATGATTATATCATGAGTGATGATTTCGGATTTTAGGAGGTCAGTATGAAACTTATTTTTAAATGGATAGCTTTAAATTTGCCACAGATCATACTGATTTGCGGTTTTTTTGTACTTTCAATTGGATGTTTCCTAATTAATTTGCCGGTTGGTTTTATTTCCACTGGCATCTTACTAATCGTTTTGGCGTATCTATCCAATGAATAGAGAGGAGGTGAATGAATGAGCTTTTTTAGAAGTCTCAACGACCAACCGAAAGATTGGATAAGAGACTATTTAGATAGTGGGGTTCTACCAATGAGTAACGGATATTCTGGAATTGGAGCATTAAAAAACTCTGATGTACTTACCGCTATTTCAATTTTGGCTAGTGATATATCAAGATTTTCGTTGTTACAGATTAAAGAGTCAGACGATTCAATCATGGACGATGATCAAATTACTTATTTATTAAATAAGAAAATAAACAATCAAATGTCAGCTCGTGATTGGAAATTTGCAATGATGGTAAATGCTATTTTAACTGGTAATTCCTATACACGGATTGTTCGTGATCCATTGCCATATAGTAAGACTGCCGGTAAGCCGGTTGAATTGGAATTTTTTCCGCCATCACAAGTAACTATCAATTATCGTGATGATTCTGTTAATGGTAGGCAATATTATTACACATTTAGTCCTATTGACGGCCGTTCACAATTTGATTTACTGCCTGATGATGTGATTCATTTCAAGTTCTTTACCGATGACGGTATTGTTGGACGTTCACCACTATTATCACTTGGTGATGAAATGAAATTGCAAAAATCTGGTGTCGATACACTTGGTAAATTTTTTAAAAACGGTATGAAAGGCGGTATTTTAACACTCTCTGGGGCTCAACTTAGTAAAGAGGCAAGACGTAAGGCCAGAGCAGAGTTTGAATACGCTCAGTCTAATTCTGGCAATGGTCCTATTGTGGTCGATAAAACAATGCAATACCAGCCACTTGAAATTGACACCAGTGTTTTAAATTTAATTAATAGTAATAACTGGTCCACTAATCAAATTGCGAAAGCCTTGCGTGTACCCGCATATCGGTTAGGAATTAATAACCCTAACCAATCAATACCATCGCTAAATTCTTCCTATATTAAATTTGATTTGCCGTTCTATTCCGAAGCTATTATTTCAGAGTTCCAGATGAAACTATTGAATGATAAAGATAGGCATAAATACAGATTTGAATTTGATACTCGTGAAGAAACAGCTAAGCCTACTACTGAGTTAACGGCGTTAGAAGAACACAACATTTTAACTCCTAATGAAATTAGAGCCGAACTTGGTAAGAAAGCCGACAAGTCTAATAAGGTTATGAATCAGTATCAATCAACTTTGAATACTGTGGAATTGAATTTCAAACAACAATATCAAGAGAGCCACAAAACACAAGAGAAGGGGGGTGATCAAAACGGAATTAAGAACAATGACAACGGAAGTCAAGATTCGTAGTAATGAAGATGATACGGAATCACGAACAATTGAAGGATATGCGTTGAAATTTAACACACTCTCTCAACCACTTTATGGAAACTACTTTGTTGAAACACTTGATAGTCGTTGCTTAGATAATACTGATATGAGTAATGTGGTTGCTACTTTTAATCATGATGAATCAAAGCTATTAGGTCGCTCAGGTGTTAATTTAACACTTACTAAGGATGACGCAGGACTTCGATTTAAGATTGATTTACCTAATACAACGTTAGCTAATGATGTATTGGAAGAAGTCAGAACTGGTATTTTATCGCAATGTTCATTTGCTTTCACAATGCCGGCCGATGATACAGCGGACGTGTGGGCAAAGTCTAATAAAAACGATGTTGATTACAAACGCACTATTTTAGAAATTGACAAATTATATGATGTATCGGTCGTAACAACACCAGCCTATAACGATACAAATGTATCAGTCGGATCACGATCAAAAGATGCCGTTAATAAGTTAAAAAACGAGTCGTTAAAGAAAGTCAGAGAACTTAAACGGCAAGAAGCACTAAGAAAATTTAATATTCAAGAATTGAAATAAGGGTCACTGATTAAGTTCAGTGGCCTATTTTTGTACAAAAATTTAAGGAGGTAGCAAATGCTACTAGATGAAAGAATCAAGGAACTTCGTGCAAAAATCGAAGCCAACAAAGAAAAAAGAAGTAAAGATTCAGCTGAAACTCGTTCTATCCTAGAAAATGACAAGTCAACTGACGAACAAATTGAATCAGCTAATAAAACTGCCGAATCACTTCGTAAGCTTAATGATGAAATTGAAGCTGATGAAAAAGCATTAAAAGGTTATGAAGCTGCACGCTCAACTCCCACAGAGCCTATTGCTCCAAAAGGTAACAAGCGTTCATTGCCAACTGACCATGCAAAAGAATTGCGTAAAGCCCAAAACCTATATCTAAAGGCTGACAAGAAAGCATTTAGAGCTGATGACACATTATCAGGACTTGTTTCCGTTGATGTCGGTGTAACTATTCCTGAAGACATTTCATACACTCCACAAGAAACGCCAAATACTGTTACTGACTTGAAACCACTAGTTAATTCATTCCCTGCTAAGACTGCAAGTGGTAAATATCCTGTTGCAGACAAAGTAACTGATACTTTACACACAAAGGCTGAATTGCAAAAGCACCCAGAACTAGCAAAACCAACATTTACTGATGTTGATTGGAAGGTTGATACATATTCTGGTGCTATGGCACTATCACAAGAATCTATTGATGATTCTGCTATTGATCTAGTTAGTTTTGTTGGTAAACAAGCTGTACAAAAGAAAGTTAACACAACTAATGCTGCTATCACTAAAGCACTTATCTCATTTACGCCTAAAGCTATCACTGGTGACAACGTTGATGAGTTGAAACACATTATCAATGTTGACCTTGATAGAGCTTACAAGCGTGATTTGGTCGTTACACAAACATTCTATAACTGGCTTGATACTTTGAAAGACAAAAATGGTCAATACCTATTGAAACCAGCTATTACAGAAAGTTCACCAGAACGACTATTAGGCTTGAACGTTTATGTAATTGAAGACAACTTGCTTGGTGAAGCTGGTGAATCACACGCATGGGTCGGTGATTTGAAACGCGCCATCTTATTCCCTGATAGAAAAGAATTACAAGTCCGTTGGGTTGATAATGATTATTTCTCACAAGATTTAGCTGAAATCATTCGTTTCGGTGTTTCTGTTGCCGATAAGAATGCCGGTTATTTCTTAACACAAACTGACACAACAGCCACCCCCAGTAAATAGCCCAGATAACAATGTGGAGACAACTAGGGCGGTTGATGAAAACTCCACAGTAGCTGAAATCAAAGCTTATTTAGATAGCAAGAACATTAGTTATCTATCAAATGACAATAAAGCAACTCTGCTATCTAAGATTGGAGGTTAGTTATGGCTGATTTGCTATCTGACCAACAATTTAAAACATTGAAACTGTATTGCAAGATTGACCAGGACTTTGATGATGATGTTTTAAATTCATTAATTGATTCTGCTGCTAGTGAAATCACGCATGCAATTTCTAGCGACAAGAAGCCTATCGATTACATTCATGATCCTAGGTTTTTTGTTGCTCTTATGAAATTCGTTGAAGAAGATTATTACTATCGTGGCAATGGCTCGGAGGTTATGAGATTTCCATTGCAAAATACCACTATTAATAATGTAATTCATCAATTACGTAGTGAGGAGGTATCATACGATGAGATTAATCAGGATGACTGAAAGAATTGAGTTTTGGGATAGTGAACCTACTCAAAATGAAGACGGCGTAATGATTCCAGGCGGTTCACTTCAATTTAGTTGTTGGGCAGAAGTTCTTAATACTCCAATTAGAGAGTTTAAAGACGCCACGACTAAAGTAGGTAATCGCAAGAAATCACCCAACTTTGCTATCAAGTTTGAAATGCAACGATTAATCGATTCGACCTGGCAAGTTCATTGGCGTAATGAAGTTTATAACATAACTGGTATTGATGAAGACTTTGATAAACATGATTTAACTAAGCTTGAATGTAAGGCGGTGGATGCTAATGACAGTGACGGGAGCTGAGGAACTCCTTAGTAATATTAAAGAATTACAAGTCGGTTATGACCGTAAAGCACGTAAGGCTGTACGTGAAGGTGCTAAGTATTTTGGCGATGAACTAACTTCTGACACTCCTGTTAGTAATGAAGACCACTCTGGCAAAGGTCCCTTAAAGGACCACGTTAAGGTTGCTAACGTTTCAGTTAAGACTGGTGACTATTCGGCTGACGTTGGATATGACAAAGTCAAAGGCTTCATTGCTCACTTTCCTAACAGTGGGACCTCTAAACAAGACCCACAACATTTCGTAGAGAAAACACAGGATAAGACTAAAGACGGTGTACTTCAAATATTTGTTGATAATTTAAAGGTTGGTGATTAATTGAACGAGTATGATATTTTTCATAATTTCAATTCTGACCAAGATATTCAAGATTACATGAATTTAGTTCGTGGTAATTCTATTAAATTACCGCAAATATATGTAGGTACACCAAGTGAGAGTTTTGTTCAAAATAGGAATGCGCCTTGGATAAGAATTACAGCGATACCAGGCGACAATGCTTTGTATGCTGATGATCATCGTGTTATTGAATATCCACGCTATCAAATAGATTTTTGGATATTGAAATATAAAACTAAAGAGTTGATAAAGTTAGAGAATATGATTTACGATAACATGTACAATCATGGGTTTGAACGCTATTACAAGAATCATACCCGTGATATTGACATGACAGATTTACAAATGATTCAAGGAAATTATGAATTTCAAGGTTCTAGTCCAAATACGGATTAGAGCCTTTTTTAATACAGAAAATTAACTAAGGAGATTTTAAATTAATGGGAAAAGTAAAATTTGGTTTATCACACTTTATGTACGGAAAGGTTGTAGATGACCTAGTTCCTGAAGGCCCCAAGGCTATTCCTGGACTTCAAGAAGCAAAGATGGATTTGAAGAATGAAATGAAAACTATTATGG